AGACATGGCATTTAACATCAACTATCCACATTATATAGTATAAAATACCTAAAAAATCAATAGAAAAATGGGGGTTTGATAACAGTGTTATGAGACCATAACTTATGTCGTACTAGTCTCTATTCCTGATATAATATCTGGCTCTCCAGCAATAATTTTTATTGGACCTTGCTCAATTCTAATCGTTTGAGAAGGTGCTGTTTGTGATGCAAGTTGTATCAATTTTTCCACATCATCTTTACTAATACCATCACCACCTGAAGCTGGTGGTGCTGCTGCTGGAGCCGAATCACTCTTTCCTTTAGCAGCTTGAACACCAAAGGTTGCTAAAACGCCAGTAAAAACGGATGCAATAAATGTTGGATCCAGCTTCTGTTCGGGTATTCCAAGAGCAGGAGGTAACTTAATATAGGCAAGAGTGAGAATGCCCCCAGACCAAACAAGAATGCCCAGACGCACAAAGGTCGAAAGGATCGCAAGTTGTTCCTCCTTATCATCCATAGTATCTTTGAGTTTTCCTAATACTCCTTTCTTCTTCACCTTACCATCATCAGACTTACTTACTTCTTGAGGCTGTTCTGGCATTGAATTAGAGCAGGAGTATATATTATTTAGATTATTTCATGCGTTTCCAGACAGTATCTAAGTTTGATTTATCAGCCTCAGTACTAAAACATTCTGCCAATTCATCATCATTGAGATACTCTCCAACTTTAGAATCTCGTTTTAGATTCTCAAGGAAACTACCACCCTCAACATTCCATGCAGAATGAGCAGAAGTCTGAACAAGCTTATATGCATCCTCTCTAATCATTCCCTTCTTCACTAAGGCTAACATAACCTTCTGACTGAATACAACACATCCATTCTTATTCATATTCTGAATCATATTCTCTGGATATACATTCAGTCCTTGAATAACTTCAGTCATCTCTCTCAACATAAAGTGAAGTGTGGCAGAACAATCAGGGAACATCATCCTTTCAATAGAACTATGACTAATATCACGTTCATGCCAAAGAACAACATTCTCTAGAGCTGCTACAACATAACTACGCAAGACTCTTGATAGTCCACTAATCCTTTCACTCCTAATAGGATTCCTCTTATGAGGCATAGCAGAACTACCTTTCTGTCCTTTAGAAAATCCTTCTTCTACTTCTAATACATCAGACCTTTGAAGATTACGAATCTCTGTAGCAAATCTATCTAATGATGATGCTACCAGTGCAAGTGTCTGAATATAATCAGCATGACGATCACGGGAAATGACTTGTGTGCTAACAATGTCTGGAGTAAGACCTAAGATACCACATGCAATCCTTTCAACTTCAGGATTAGTATTAGCATATGTTCCCATAGCTCCACTAACCTGTCCTACAGAAATATTCCTTTCCAATCTATCCAACCTTTCAGCATTACGATTGGTTTCTGCTAACCATCCTGCTAACTTAAATCCAAAAGTAATAGGTTCTCCATGAATAGCATGAGACCTACCAATCATTACAGTATCTTTATGCTCATTCATTAAATCATAAAGAGCTTCATCAAGATTATTAATCTCTTCTATTAAAAGAGAAACAGATGCTTTAAGTTGTAATGATAATGCTGTATCTAATACATCACTGCTGGTCATACCAACGTGAATATATCTTCCAGAATCTCCTACATTCTCATTCACACTTGTAAGGAAAGCAATCACATCATGCTTTACTTCCTTCTCAATCTCTAGAATCCTATCAATATCAAAGGATGCAGTATTACGAATCTGAATCATATCATCTTCTGGAATGTTTCCAAGTTGATGATTAGCTTCACAAGCAGCTAACTCCACATCCAACCAACTTTTATACTTGGCATAATCATTCCAAATCTCAGCCATTTCAGGCAACGTATAACGATCAATCATAACTCACTCTACTATTTTTTCTTGCAATCCATACATTTCTCTCATAACACTACCATAGTTTCCAATCTGATGTTGAAAACAATCCCATATTTCAATCTCTTGGTGTGAATTCATTGGTGAATATGGGTCAACCTTTGTGTAATTTATACACTCTTCAATAGACTCCTTTGGTACTTGTACCATCTCCTCATTCAAAAGTCCTTTCAACCAGATATCTCCAGTGGATATCATAATAATAAATGAAAATGTTTCAATCATTTCTTTTTCCCTCTCTACCTTTATAATCAAGTGGCCATGTGAGATGCATCCCAGTAATCAATATAGTTATGAAGAAGATTACATATAGAGTAGGCATTATTTAATAAATCCATTTTCTACTAACCATTCTTCAGTCATTGGCGTGGGGTCATATAAAGGGTGCTCCCACATATTACCTTTAGCACATGCCTTTAATGCATCTCTAGTCATACCTTCTGTACTACCTGCCCACTTTGCTTCTTGTTCCCAAGCAACAGCAGATTTTGGATATGTCCTTTCAGCAATCTCTTTCCAGTAATAAGGAACTTCCTCTTCTGGTTTAACAATAGCAATAAAACTATTGTCTATAGTACCAGCCATACAATCTTGTACAGCGTGCCATGCTTCATGTCTAGTAACAGACATTAGAGTATGTGGGCGACTCATGTATGCAGCATTCAGGAAAAAGTTATTTCCTACTGTATGATATATCCCACGATTTGTTCTTGGAAAATATTTTGAATTCCCTAAAAAGACTTTAACTCCGACTTCATTAAGGGAGGAAACAATATCATTAAACTCAGGACCAATAACACTATAATCACTATCGGGATATGCTCTTTTGATATCTTTAATTGATGTAACTTCTTTGACATGATCGGTGCATTCTCTTAACATCATGCACCCCATGGAATCATTAGTATTCCAACCTTTCACTTCAGGATCAGCAAAAGCAGCACTACCACTAATAAGAGTGAGTGCCAGTATAGATAACAACCTTTTCATTTTAGAAAGGAAGTGCTGGGCCAGTTGTGGAAGGAGTTGATGGAATTGCTCCACCAGATGGAATTGCTCCACCAGTCATTGAAGGAACTTCAGGAATAGAAGGCATCAATCCTGAAATCAATCCGGGGATTGCTTTTGATACTTCAGCTATTGCTGCTTCCCTGATACCACTAACAATGGAATCCTTCTGTGTGTAAACGTAACCAGCAGTACCAATGATACCTAGACTGATAACGAAGGATGCGACTGCCATCCCATTAATTACTTTTTGCATAATAGCTCTCATAACATTTTACAATCCCATCACAATTCATATTGCCTTGGGATACCCAATCATGAGCGCACTCATATATTGATTGGTTGGAATATTTAGGCTCACCATCTGAATTCAATTCTCTTCCATACTTGGATAGTAAAATAGAAAGTGATGTCCGACGAAGCTCCATCGAACTATCACGATATCTCCAATCAGTTTCAGTCATATCAAGCAAATACCATCATATTAACATACTGGTAAGTATAATGCTCACGATTACCCTTAATACCCCATCCTAACCACCTGTAAGCAGGTCTCATGTAATCTCTTACAGTAAGACCAACCCTTTCAAAATAAGGAAGTTGTGCCTGGAAGTGAACCTCATTAATCATATAACGAGTTTGACCTGCTAAAGTGCTAGGGTCACAACCATACTTCTTACAGAAGTGTCCTAACCCATGATAACGACTCGCAGTAGTCCACTGGATGAGTCCATAGCCACCGCTATAGCAATTATGGTAAGGAACTCTAGCCCCTCCTTCGCATATGTTGGAATGGAACATACTCTCTTGTTTAATGTTACCAAGAATCGTTGCAAGTGCATTCCTATCTGATACGTTTGTTTGTTTTTGTAGTTCTGCCAGAATAAATTTTTCAGATGGGGTACATCCAGTACACTTCCATACTTTTTCTTGTGCAATAACTTCTTCTGTTACTAATTCTTCAGTTTTAATTTCTGATTGTTTCATATTTGAAACCTGATTCAGAACGTCATCTAAATTTCTTCTGATTGGTGCCGCTAAAGCTGTTGTTGTACTAACAAGAGCAATAGCAGCCCCAATACTTAATAAACTTCGTTTCATAAGAGTTCTATTAACATTTGATTTAGTAGTCATATTTATACACATAATACTTAAGATAACCTTAAGCATATATTAGAGTATGATGAGAGGTTTGTCAATCTGGATTGGGCACTGGGACAAGTGTCCCACCCCCAGGACCATCATCATCACCATCATTACGGAGCAATTCATTAACCAATAAGAATAACAATACAGGTATAAATGGATATACAAAAGTCATTATAATGGTCTCTGTATCACTCATCAAAATACGCCAGGAATAATCTGACCAGTAAAAGCATAAGCACCTACAGCAGCCCAGAAACCTAACATTGCCCAACGGCCATTAGCTTTCTCTGCCCTATCAGCATGAGTCTCAAGAGCTGCTGTGGCAGCATCTGAATCGGAAATATACATGGTTGGCTCTTTTGCCCACATGTTGTTGCGTCCTTTCTCGTCAGTTGTAACAGTCATTATAGTTTTATTAAGAAACATAACATATTATATATCATATGCTAAGTTTCGTCAAGTTTAATATCTGTTGGATTTCTCACATTTTCCATGAGCATTCCCATATTGATGTTGATACGTGTGCAAAGTTTGAATAAAAAGTAAGAAGCTCATAAGCACCACGGGAATGACCCATATCTCCCAGTTATCTTTAAACCATTTACTTTTCATAACTATCCCTAAGGCATAAGTAAAGCCCCCTATGGTAAACATAAGGGGCGAGGATAAGGACATTTTTAAAGCGACTTAAAGGTAGTCCTTATCCCTTATACATTATAACACGTAAAAGGGGATTGGTCAACCCCCCTTTACAGTTGGTAGCCTAAAAGGAATATTTTAAGCCCAACTTGCCTCCGAGACCCAGCTCGTCGTCAGCGTTGATGTCGGTGAGGAAGCTAACTTCGC